ATAAAGATGTTTTATCGGCCATCAATCTTTGCAAACATCGCACAGATGCACCTAATACAATTAGACTTACTGCTTCTTCTGGAAAATTAATAGCTGAACTATCACTTTGTACAATAGCAGTACTACCATCTGATGTAGGTACATTAGGAACATAATGCAACACACCAGATGTTTCATTGTTACTTGATAATCCAATAATATATATTTTTGCACCTTCTAGGTAATAAACTGGATCTGTATCGCTACCAGCATATATTGAACTATCATCTTTAAATTTTGCTTTGCTTGTAGGAGGAATTTCTCTAGCGACTAAATCATCTTTATCTACTCCTAGTATTTTTTTATCTCTAACTGTTAAGCCAGAAGAAGTTACATCTGCCGTTTTGGATACTTTTAATAAATCTTTAATTGGCAATACTTGAATAATTTCTCTTCCAACATCTTGAATAGAGGTTGTAATTAATGTATCGTCCCCAACTGAACCTATTAAATCTTCTATTTCTGTTTTAAATGACATTAGAAATCGTATTGCCTTATGTGATACCCAGAACCATCTTTGCGTTTATTTGCAAATTTTTTGCCTTCTCGTATACACATTTCCCATTGGTTATTAAAATATTGAGCTACTTGTAATGTTTGAGGATTTAGCTCATATCCTTTAGCAATAGCATACGTAGCTAAAGCATCATGAAATTCTGAAGGTATTGCAGGAGATTCATCCATTCTAATTCCACCTGAACCATCCCCACCTGTAGTTCTTACAAAATCTTCGTCTAATTTGACAAAATACAATGTTAATTGTTTTACTTCGCTAGGAGAAATATAATCTGTGCTTGTGTCTGTATCAGATGTTTTTGCGATCCCTAGCTGATCTCTATCAATCCACCAAACGTTTTTTAAAGCACTTCTTCTTGCATCTACACTCATGTTAAATCCGCTTTTTCTGGTTTACCAACTAATCGTTTTATTTCATAACCATCGTAATCCACTCGTGTTATTTCAGATATAGTAGGGTCAATACTTGTTAAACTATAATACCGTACACCTGCAGAAGTATTTGTAGTTGCTGTACCAGTAAGTATTCTGGTTTTTCTACAAAACTCATCCAATGCTTTTTGAAGAAAAATACGTATTTGTGTTTCTCCTAAATTTGGATGATGTTGTTTAACCGTTTCTATTAATTGTTTTTGTGTCATTTAATTTTTAAAGGTTTCTTTAAAGCATCTATTACTGATCTAAACATGGATTTCTTTTTCTTTTTTTTAAGAATCATCCTTTTTGTACTACCTGTTCTATTTACATTTACTAACATTTCTTATCCGATGTCAGGGGAGCACTAAGCTCCCCCAACACGTTTTGTTTAGTTATCAATCACTATCTGTAAACAATGCTGTTCCATCAGAGTCTGCATCATCAGAATACACACAACCTGAAACCATCCATTGATCAGATGTTATCTTTGTTAACTCTATCCATGAACCTACTTCACCACCAGTATCCGCAAGATTGGCATCAAGGATAATATTACAGTCATTAGCTGCTGGTAAAACTGCATGAGCATAACCAGCTGTAGTAGATGCAAGTATTACACCTCCTACAAAATCATCACCACCATCATCCGCAATATCTCCTGTCTTTATTGTATAAGCATTATCATTCGCTGTTTGAACAATAAACTTTACAGTAAATCCAGTATGGACATTTGCATCCGTTGGTAACGTAACTGTTATAGCAGAACTGCTATTCAAAGACATGATCTTACCTGAATCAGCTTTTACAAGCGTTTTATCTGCAGTAACATCTACAACACCTGCTGTTGTCCCACCTAAATAAGGTCTAGCCATAATAAGCCTCCTTACGCTGTGATTTTAAACAGATGATGACTTTCAATTAGCTGT